CTACGCTTTGCATAGTCTGATGCAGTGGAATTGAAGCCAATTTTGGTTCAATTACATCCTCCTCATTATGGGGATCTATCAGTACACTAATTGCATACTCAAGCGATTTATTATCTTCTTTAGATAATGATCCTAGAATAGCTAAAAGCGCATGATGTGCGCCAGCCTTAAGAGGTTTGGCCATATCATGACTTCCACGGGCTAAAATCGCAGCAATTGCTGTTGAGTTTAGCTGGAATCGTCTTAGGCTTAATCGCAAGATTAAGTTAACTTTTCCGGGTAATGAATCTCCTTTAAGAAATTCATTCCATGATAACCCTGAAACATCTTCACCGTGCAAAGAAGTTCGTTTAGCGAACTCAAACGCAGGAAGAGTCGGGGCAGGTATTGATTTTGCGGGGTTTGCACCCACTCCTAGTTGATCAAGTATCAAAAGATACTCAAGATAAACATCTTTATCAAAGATAACGATGTCATCTCCTAAGATTTCGTATAAATCATACCATAGCTCCTGTTTTCCTTTGCATCTATGTACTGCAAATTGCAATAACATATGATGTGTTAAGGCTAACATAGCCCAGGAACTTAAGGCTCCCATTGGTTGCCCAACGGAGTATTTGTAAGGTCCAGTCTTAACATCCGGATGTTTATCCAGGATTGGAGAACTGTTTAACACATAATCTCTTTCCACTAATAGATTTCGCCAAGCATCACTTAATGCTTTAGAAAATAACGTCGTTAATACACTTTGTTGTAAAACAATAGGTAAACGATCCGTAGCTGAGCTTAGGTCAACTGACCAAGCACAACCACGTCGCAACGCTTTCTCCATAGATCGCGAAGCCGAAGCATCTTGATCCAAGGTTCCATCATTAGGTAGAGCCCCTAAAATTCTAAATAAATAAGAATGTAAGGGTTTTAAGAATGACTGCGTCCAAACATCTGCTATAGCGAAAACACGAAGTTTTCCGGCCGCTTCCACTTTAAGTGAAAGTTGACCACCTTTCAGATTCACATCTGAGGGGCTAGCAAATGTCCACGTTCGTCCATCTGGGAGGAGTGTCTTACGACAGATTCCACCATTTTCCTCAGCTATCGATGCCATATTCCCTTTTACTGGAATACGGGCCCCCTTCTCAAGTGCCCTGTAAAGATACTCGATATAATTATCAAGTTTTCGGAACAGGAAGAAGGATTTCGATGCTATAGCATATTGTTTAAATAAGTTATAGGTATCGGCATCTTGTGCAATCCAACACAAATCGGAAAGCACGGAGGACATAGCAACACCGGCGTTAGTACTGGCCGATCTCGAACGAACCAAATAAGAGGCTGATATTGAATTACTTTTTGGAATCTTAAATTCCGAAAGTAACCGTTTCATATTTTGCGATATGAAGTGATCAAAATCTTCAAGTATACCTTGCTGTCCTGAATAAGGATCAGTAATAGTATTTAACTTGGGAGATAATGGTCCTTCTATAATTCGATAAAGATTGAACAATGTCAACCAGAATCTTATAACGCTAACATTACCGTTTCGTATAGATCTTCGATCTTGCGACCCAATAATGAAAGGGATTCCATTATGGAGTCTCGGAAGCGGCATAGAAGGTTCTGCATCTCTTAATGATTTGTAAGGAGATCCTGCAAGGAAACGTTGTAATGCAACTGATGAAGCTTTCAACCACTTAATTGTGAATGAAGTTCCATGGCATCGGTTCATTTTGAACACGAATTGCCCAAAGTTATGTATAGTAACCACCCGATTAGCAACTTTTACCTTACGGAAAAGTATCGAGGAAATTTTCCAAGAATACTTACCAAAGATAGATAAGAACTTTTTAGGGTCCTTAAGCGAAAACATAGACTTAGGTGCGTCCATAACCAATCTTTTGAGGGATTTAGGATTTATATTAAATATAAATTTCTTCATCTTTCGTTAGTTGGTATGTACGGCTAAGACTACTGCGCTGTTCTTCTTTCGAAGGACGCCAGTTATCAAGGTGCCACCTCTGTAGTTGAGTCGTTATAAGATAACTTCTCAAGCACTACGTGAATATTTCAG